TGGATTATCAAACCATTCAGTTTTATATGTTGCTAAATTAAATGATGATTTGATTGGAATTTCGTCAGTTCGTGTTGGTCTAGGCACTACAGGGACTTTTGTAGGTATTGCATCTACAACCTCTCATCAAAGTCTTTTATATTTTGTTGGGTTAGGAACAGAGAAATATCATAGTTTTAAAATACAGTATCCAAATGTTATTAAATCTTCAATAGAGAAGAATCTTGTAACTGTTGCTGTAGCAGGAACGCATGGATTATTAAGAAATGATTCTGTAAATATTAAAGTTAATCCGTCTATTTCAACTTCTATTACTTTTAAATATAATGTTCCTAATAGAAAACTGCTATCTACAGATTTAAGTTTTACCGCTGCAGGCGTTGGAACCACTTCAAATTCAATTTATCTGGATAATCATGGTTTAGTCACCGGACAAAAGATTATTCATAACTCATCTTCCCCCGCAGGTGGACTTTCAAATGATAAAGAATATTTTGTTTATGTTATTGATAAAGATAATATCAAATTAACTAATAGTAAATTCGAGACTCAAAAATCAATTCCAGATTTTGTAAATATATCAACTCAATCCTCTGGCACAATTTCTCCTGTTAATCCGCCATTAACTTTTTACAGAAATTCCACAGTTTCTTTTAATTTAGGAGATTCCTCTCTATCATACACACAAAGTAGTTCTAAGTTTGCTGCATTTACACTTGAATTTTACAGAGATTTTCTTTTTACGCAAAAATATGAAACTAGTGGCGCAGAAAAAACATTTGACATCTCTCGAAGTGGTATAGTTGGAGTTACATCTGATGCAAAACTTACTCTTAACATCAACCAAAACACACCAGATATACTTTACTATAAACTCTCACCAATTAACACTGTAGATAATTTAACAGGAAATAAAGAAATTGTTATTGATGATAGTGTTGATTTAAATAATCAAATAATAATTAAAAAGAGTAATTATAGTGGCGATTATGTTGTTTCAGATTATACTACAAATACATTCTCTTATAATTTAAATACATATCCAGAATCATCCTCGTATAATTCAACACAGTCTTCAATTTCTTATTCAACTAATTCTCTGAATGCTTTTGGACCAATATCATCAGTAAGAATTAGTGATAAAGGAAAAGGATATTTAAAAGTGCCAGGAATTACAACAGTTACCTCCACCTATGGAACAGGAGCAATATTAGAACCCTCTAGTAATACAATTGGTAAAATTAAATCTACAAAAATAGAAAATATTGGATTTGACTATCCATCAGATTTAACTTTAAAACCAGATGCAAGTATTCCACAAATATTAAAAGTTGAACCTCTGAATGGATTTAATTATATTGGCATTACTTCTTTCGGAGTCGGATATACAATAGCACCTAAACTTATTGTTCTTGATGGCAGCACAAAAAATTTGATTGATGATGTTGATTTAAAATATGTTCTTGGTAAGGATAGAGTAGAAATTATTCAAAATAGTTTAAAATTAACAAATACTAAACCAACGATTATTCCGACAGAAAATCCAAATGGAATTAGAGTTTCTACTATAAGTTATAATACATCTACTAAGGAAGTAACAGCTACTTTAAAAACTCAATATAGTGATTCTTTTCCATTATCTGTTAGTGATAAAATTTTAGTGGAGGGAGTGAGTGTTGGTGTAGGATCAACTGGAAAAGGATTCAATTCATCTTCATATAATTATTCTTTATTTACTGTAACCAAAACTCATCCCAATCTGGGTGGAGGCGCTGGAATTGTAACATATACCATGAGCGATTATGTAAATGATGGTGAATATCCAGGTAATTTTGACTCTCAAAATTCATCGATGACTCTGGTTCCAGAAAAATATTTTCCACAATTTGATCCTGCTTTAAAATCTAGTAATTTTATTAAGTCTGACGAAGTTACTGACGGAACTGTCTCTGGAGTGGTATTTGATTGGGATGTTAACAGCAAATACTTAACTGTTGAGACACCACATACCTTTACAGTAGGAAAAACAATAAAGTCACCGCAAACCGGTGCTAAAGGAATTATAAAAGAGGTTGTATCATTTGAGTCTAATTATGACTTAGATTATTACTCCATAGTTGAGAATGGTTGGGAATATTCAACTGGATTTTTAAATGATGAACTTCAAAAAATTCATGATAATGATTATTATCAAAGTTTTTCGTATTCAGTCAAATCAAAAGTTCCATATGAAAAGTGGAATGATACTATAAGTCATTTAAATCATACAACAGGATTTAAAAAATTTAGTGATCTACAGATAGAATCAAAACTTCCATCTTTATTAGTAGATACACTATCACTTCGCCCCATTGCAACAGTAACTAATCAACTTGATCTGATCAGTTCATATGATTTAAATTGTGTTCCAAACTTTGATTTAGTTTCTGAAACATATCTTACAAATAAAACTATTGCTTTTTCTGATGAGATAGTTTTTAAAACACGCATTTTAACAGATTATGCTGAATCAATTTCTAATAGGGTATTAACCATTGATGATATCAGTGGAGAATTCAGCAATAATCCAAGATCTACACCATTTTCTGAAATTTTTAGAAAGAGACTTTCTGATGGAAAAGCGCAAAAATTTATCATATATGTAAGAGACAGACTCTTTACTAGTGAAAGACAGATAATGATAGTTTCTGTTTTAAATGATATTGGTCGTGGATTATCCATGATTAATCAATACGGAAGAGTTGAATCTACCCTCGATCTTGGTTCATTTGATTATGTTATCGATGGATCAGATGGTGTTCTTAATTTTTATCCGAGAAAATTTACACTGAATAATTATAATGTTATTCCTTTATCATATAATATTGATCAGCTTGATATGGGGACAACAAATCTTGCTTCAATTGGAAGCACCACAATTGGTGTTTCAACTGTATCTGGATTTAATGGGGCATTGGTCAGCATTGCAACATCTAGTATTCTTGCTAATGGCGCAATAGCTCAAACAATGGTGACTCTTGCTGGAGTAGGGACTACATCTTCAGGTACAAGATCAGCCAAAATTTTAGTTAATATTGAGACAAGTGATGGTAGATGTGAATATGAAGAACTAAATCTCATACATGACGGTACTGAAATTGAAATGTTAGAGTATGGTCAATTAACCATTCATTCTGTAGATGCATTTTCCTCCTCTGGTCTTGGTACATATTATCCATATTTTTCTGGTTCTGATATCAAAATTGACTACACTCCAGCGGTTGGAATTGTAACTGCTAAACTCAATACAGTTGTTGTTGCAATTTCATCTGAGGGTTACACTGGACTTGGGACTTTTGCAATGTCATATGGAGAACTTACCGCAAAATCAACTATTATTGCATCTTCTGGTTCTCCAACAGCAGTTGGTGTTGCTAGTTACTTTAATGATTATGACGCAGCATATTGTTTAGTGCAGGTTTCGGATACGACAAATAGTAATTATCAATTCTGTGAGATTATTATTTTAGATGATAATACTGAGATTTATTTAACAGAATATGGTAATATCGAGACCTCTGCAGGATTAGGAACTTTTGGTGGGAGAAGGACAGGTGATATTACAGAACTAACATTTACTCCAAATAGTGGAATTAATGCTAGAGTTAAAACACTAACTCATGCACTTCGTATTGATGAAAATACATCTGGGCAGGCACAAAAAGATTTTAATAATGCTTCTATTGATAGTGGGTTTGCGGATTATGTCGGAACTGAAATAAGTATCAAAAAAGATTTTAATTTGACGCATAAAACAAACCCAATTTTTAAAAGAGTGTTTGATGGTTCAGATTCTAGTGTTGTTAGTATTTCTGATGACTCTGTAATATTACCAAATCACTTCTTTGTAAGCGGAGAAGAAGTTTCATATTCACCAAAAACTGGAATTACTACAAATTGTATTGGTATTGCTACAACATCAATCACTGGAATCGGCACCACAGACAAACTTCCATCTTCAGTATTCATAATTAAAGTTAGTGAAAATAAAATAAAATTTGCTTCCTCAGCACAAAATGCTCTTAAAAGAAATCCACTAGCATTAGATATCACCTCTGTTGGTATAGGCACATCTCATAGTATAACTGCCAAATATCAAAATCAAAAAGTTTTAGTATCTATTGATAATGCGATACAATCACCTATTGTAGGAACTTCAGTCACCACCTCTTTATCTAAAGAATTTCTTGTCGCTGAGGACATAGCATTCTTTAGTGGCATTACATCTTTCTTTGGTGGTGACTATGTTCAAATTGATGACGAAATTGTAAAAATTCTTGGTGTTGGTATTGGAAGCACAAATGCAATCAAAGTTGTCCGCTCTTGGCTTGGAACAACTCTCGCTGGGCACTCTACTGGAGCAAAAATAACAAAAATTCAAGGCGATTATAATATTGTTGATAATATTATTAATTTTATTGAAGCACCTTATGGAAAAAATCCAATAGGAAGCATAACTGATCCTCCTTCATATAGAGATTGGATCGGCATCGTAACTTCGTCAAGTTTTAATGGAAGAGTTTTTACCCGTTCAGGAATTATAAATGGAACAGACGAAACTTATACCAAAAATTACATTTTTGACGATATCTCTCAAAGTTTCACGGGACAAACTAAAAACTTTGCTCTTACTTCAAACAAATCTAATGTTATTGGAATTGCAACCAATAATGCGATAGTCTTAATTAATGGAGTATTCCAAGGTCCAGGTTTAACATACAATTATACTTTGAATGAGGCATCTGGTATCACAACCATTTCATTCACAGGCACTGCAAGTTCTGTTGCATACGATCCAAATAATGCAAATATTCCAGTAGGTGGAGTAATTATTTCTGTTGGATCTACAGAGGGATTTGGATATCAACCTTTAATTGGAGCTGGTGGCACTGCAGTTGTTTCTGCGGCAGGGACAATTTCTCTTGTAAGTATCGGTAATAGTGGATCTGGTTATAGGGTGGGCGTGCAAACTGTTCGTGTTGGTGTTGCTCTTTCTTCTACAGAAACACCAAATATTGAATTTATTGGAACCGCTGTTGTTAGTAATGGGCGTATTGTAAGTATCGCAGTCACTAATCCTGGTGTTGGTTATACTTCGACAAATCCACCTTATGTTGTAATTGATCCTCCTATTTCCTATACAAATATTCCTCTGACATATAGTTCACAATCACCTGGTGGTGGAGGAGCTCAGGCAAAGGTTAATATTGTTGTCGGGCAGGGATCAAGTGTTATTGATTTTGAAGTTGTTAATACAGGATTTGGTTATGGCGTCGGACAGATTCTGACAGTTCCGATTGGAGGATTAACTGGAATTCCTACAACTTCAAACTTTAAAGAGTTTCAACTTGAAATACTTGAAACTGACAAAGATTCATTCTCTGCTTGGTCTATTGGGCAACTTCAAGTGTTAGATGATTTTTCAAATCTCTTTAATGGAACTAGAAAAAGTTTTCCAATTACAAATAATGGCAATCGTCTTTCGATACAAGCAAAACCAGGTTCAAGTGTCACAGTTCAAGATACACTTTTAATCTTTGTTAATGATATTCTTCAGGTTCCTGGAAAATCTTATACATTTACTGGTGGTAGTAGTATAACATTTGTTGAGGCTCCAAAATCTGGAGACACACTTAAATTTATTTTTTATAAAGGGACAGGTGGTTCTGATGTTGTTGATAGAGAGGTAATTGACACAGTAAAAGCGGGAGATGATTTAACGATTGGGTATGATAGTGCGCTTAATCAAAAGTCTTTCTTACAGCAAACAACAAGAACAGTAGCAGAGGTTACCTCTTCAAACTCAACTGATACATCTGTTTACTATGGCCCAGGATTAACTGAAAATAATACTCTTTTTAGACCAGTTGAATGGTGTAGACAAACTGAAGACAGAATTATTGATGGACAGGTTATAAGTAAGTCTAGAGAATTGTATGAGCCCCTGATTTTCCCATCAGCATATTTAATTCAATCAGTTGGAATCGGATCAACTGTTGTCTTTGTGGATAATATCAGACCAATGTTTAACCCAACAAATGAAAATATAGTTTCTGTTGATTTTCAAAAAGAAATTTTAATTGTTAATAACACTGATAAAGTTTCTGCAGCAGCAACGGCTTTAGTTTCTGTCGCTGGTACAATATCATCTATTGTAATATCAGGTGGTGGAGTTGGTTATAGTACAACTCCAGAGGTTCATATTCAAACTCCAGTTGGTTTGGGTTCAACAGCAAGAGCACTCGCAGTTGCAACTATATCTGTTGGTGGAACGGTCTCATCCATATTAGTGACATCACCTGGAACTGGATACACTGTTACAAATCCACCCGTTGTTTTAATAGGACCACCAACTTTTGTTACAGAGGAAAATACTATTGTTTCTTATGAGGGAGACTTTGGTATTATTACTGGAATTGCAACAACTTCAGTTGGTGCTGCTGTTACAGGAATTGTATTTGACTTAGTAATACCTCAATATTCCTCTTTAAGAAATTCTAGTGTTACTTCATCTACAACTAGAAGTGGTATTGATACTGGATATTATTTTATTGTATATAATTCAAATGTAGGGAATGGCGTCACCTCTTTAGAGGCAAATAATTCCGTGGTAGGAGTTGGAACAACATTTTTAGATAATATCTACAAAGTTGCTAGTGTTGGAGTTGCAACCACTGGTGCGATTGGTCTTGGGGTAACAGTTGTTACTAGAGTTACTGTTAGTGTTTCCAGTTTCAACGGATTAACAATACCTGGTCTTGGTCATAGTGATTTTTATGGTGAATATAGTTGGGGAAGACTTCTTTTATCAGAGAGAAATAAACTCCAATCATATAGTGCGATAACTACGAAAGGTGTTGTTGGTATTCAAACTGGACCCGTTGTTAAGAGAAATAGATCTTTTAAATCTCGTAATTACAGTTCATAAATAAATAAAAAACTTAAAATGGCCGCTATTATAACTGATCAGATTAGAATATTGAATGCTAAAAATTTTGTTGGGGCAGTTTCCACCTCAACAAATTCTTACTACGCATTTGTTGGATTACCAAATCCAAATAACATTCAATCTAATTGGAATGAAAACCCACCAAATCCAATAGATAATTTTAATTCAGAAAATGACTATTGGGACACCACAATAGCATTAAAAAAAATAACATCAAGTGATGTTAAGCAAGTTGTTAAAAAAAACAACTGGTCATCGGGAATTATATATGATTATTATCGTCATGATTACAGTGTTTCAAATGTTCCCAGAAATTCAAGTGGGACATCTTTGTATTCTGCAAACTATTTTATAGTTAACAGCGATTATAGAGTTTATATTTGTCTTCAGAATGGAACTACGCCAGAAACTCCTGATGGAAAACCTTCATTAGATGAACCAGTATTTACTGATTTAGAACCAAGAGCCGCAGGAACGAGTGGAGATGGTTATATTTGGAAATATCTTTACACAATCAAACCTTCAGAGTTAATTAAGTTTGACTCAACAGAGTTTATGCCGGTTCCTATCAATTGGAAAACTGGCACTGATAATGCATCAGTAAGAGATAACGCTGTTGATGGTGGTATTAAAATTGTTGTCATAAAAAACAGAGGAGTTGGTGTTGGAACTGCAAATAGGACTTATACAAGAGTTCCAATTAGGGGAGATGGAAGTGAAGCACAATGTACAGTAGTCGTTAACAACGATCAGCAAATTGAAAGTGTGACAGTATCAAATCAAGGTTCTGGATACACTTTTGGGAATGTAGATCTGACAGCAGGAGGAGTTCCTACACCAACATCACCCCCAACTTTAGATGTGATCATTCCACCTCAGGGAGGACATGGATCTGATATTTATAGAGAACTTGGTGCTACTAATATCCTTCTTTACGCACGAATAGAAAATGATTCAGAAAATCCAGATTTTATCACTGGGAATGAAATTGCTAGAATTGGAATCGTTGAAAATCCTTTAGCATACAATTCATCTCAACTTTTAACACAAGATAAAGCAAGTGCTGTATATGCTATTCGTTTAACAGGAGCTGGTTATAGTTCAGCATCGTTTGTGCCAGATGCTCTTATAACACAAACTGTTGGAACAGGAGTAACTGCCGTAGGTAAGGTGATTAGTTATGATCAGGTAACTGGTGTTCTAAAGTACTGGCAGGAAAGAACTCTTGCTGGATTTAATACAGTAGGGACATCACAAACATCTCCAACATATGGATATAATTTAACTAGATTTACTTCAGCACCCTCAACAGGAGGTAATTTAACAATAGTTGGTGGTAGTACCAATTTATCAATCGGCACTGCATTTAGTGGTCTTTCTACCTCAATAAATAATAGGACATATTATCTCGGTCAAACATTTGCTAATGGATTAGCAAATCCAGAGGTTAAAAAATACTCTGGAAATATTATCTATGTTGACAATAGACCATCAATTACCAGATCTTCAAATCAAAAAGAAGATATCAAAGTTATATTACAGTTCTAACTAACTATGGCTCAACAAACCAATCTCAATGTTTCTCCATACTTTGATGATTTTGATGATAATGATAACTACTACAAAATTTTATTTAAGCCAGGTTATCCGGTTCAAGCAAGAGAGTTAACTGGATTACAATCAATTCTGCAAAATCAAATTAATAAATTTGGACAGCACTTTTTTAAAGAGGGTGCAAAAGTAATTCCAGGAAATACTGCGTATAGTCAGAGTTATTATGCAGTAGAATTGAATAATACTCATCTTGGTGTTCCTGTTGAATTTTATATCGAACAGTTATTAAAAAGAAAAATTATTGGTTTGACTTCAGGTGTAACTGCAATTATTGATAAGGTTTTAAAATCAGAAAATTCTGAAAGAGGAAATTTAACAATCTATATTTCTTATATTTCATCTGGAGTGCAAAATCCAGATATTAAAAAATTTTTAGATGGCGAATTATTAGCAGCAGACACTGATATTGTCACTGGACCCCTGAATAATACATTCATTCCATCTGGAGAATCTTTTGCATCTGCAATTTCTACAAATGCAAATAGCACATCAGCAGCTTTTTCAATTTCTAATGGTGTTTATTTTGTAAGGGGAACTTTTGTAAATGTTCAGGACGAAACTATTATTCTCCAACAATATTCTAACACTCCAACTGGAAGAATCGGTCTTAGAATTCAAGAGGAAATCATTAATGCAGATGAAGATGAAACATTAACAGATAATTCAAAGGGATTTAATAATTACGCTGCTCCAGGAGCGGATCGTTTAAAAATTACATGTTCATTATTTTTTAAATCAATAAATGATTTTAATGATTCAAACTTTGTTGAACTAGCCACAGTCAGTAATGGCACTTTACGCTCTCAGATTAAGAACACTCAATATAGTATAATTGCTGATGAATTAGCAAGAAGAACTTTCTCAGAATCTGGAGATTATACTGTAACTCCATTTGATATCACTGTTAAAGAGTCTTTAAATGATGGCATATCAAATAATGGAGTTTTTGATGAAGGTCAATTTACATATTCTGGAACTTTAGCGAGTGAGAATCTAGCACTTTATGAAATTTCTCCAGGAAAAGCATTTGTTAAAGGATATGAAATTGAGACCATAAGTACAACTTACGTCGATGCACCCAAAACAAGAACAACAAAAACACTAGAAAATCAAGGGATTAATTATTCTACAGGAACAACTTTAAAATTAAATCGTGTTTTTGGAAATCCTGTGGTAGGAGTTGGAAATACTTTTGTTTTAAGTTTAAGAGATACAAGAGTTGGTGTCAGCAGTATTTCCTCTCCTGGAAAAGAAATTGGATTAGCAAGAGTTTATGATTTTAATTTGGAATCTGGTTCTTACTCTTCTTCTAATTCCAATATTAATGAGTGGGATATTTCTCTTTACGATGTTCAACTTTTTTCACATATTACAGTTAATCAACCAATCACATTATCAGTTCCAACTTTTATAAAGGGTAAATACAGTGGGGCAACTGCATTTTTAAGAAGTTCAGTTTCTGCAGGTACAGCATTGACTGTATATGAAAAATCAGGAGAATTTGTAGCAAATGAACCATTTATTTTTAATGGGATTGAAGATACAAGAGTAGCCACAGCAGTAACCTCTTTTGGAATAACAAATGTAAAATCTGTTTACGGTGGACCAGATTTAGGTAATGTTGGGTTTGCTAAAACCTTTTCAGCAGATACAATTCAAAAAGATGCTTTTAATATTGGTATTGCAACAATTACAGCATATGTAGCCGCATCTGGGGAGAGCACTGTTGTTAGTGCTAATCCACTATTTCCCGGAACTATTGTAAAAAGAAATGATTTGGTTAAATTTACAGGTTTAAATTTAGCAGATCCAATTTTTGCTAGAGTTGTGAGTGTGGCATCTACATCTATCGTGATCTCTGGAGTAACTACAGTCAGTGGGGTTGCCTCAGGGGCACTTCCACAATCAACAACATTATCGGTAACAGACTTTAAAATATTATCTACACCGTTGAGTGATTCTATTGATAATACATTGTACACATTGATGCCAAGAAGAAATATCTCAAATGTAGATTTGACTGATGCCTCTTTAACTATTAGAAAATCTTTCACCGTAAATATTTCAGCAAATCAGTTATCTTCTACTCTTTCATCAGGGACAAACGAAACCTTCTTACCTTTTGATGAAGAGAGATATTCGCTAATAAGATCAAATGGAGTAACTGAAGTTCTCACTTCTGATATGTTTTCATTCTCCTCAGGATCAACAGTTCTTCAAATTAACAATTTATCAACTAATGACACTGGTGCTACTTTAATAGCAACACTTACAAAATCAAAACCAAAGGCAAAAGTTAAAAGACAAACTAGAGTGAATACTCTCATTGTTGATAAGTCTAAATTTGTTGGATCTGGAGTTGGAGCAACAACTTTAAATGATGGACTTACTTCTGGTAATTTTCCTTATGGAACTAGAGTTCAGGATGAAAATATTTCATTAAATACTCCAGATATTATTAGAATTCTTGGTATTTTTGAATCAACTACAACGGCAAATGCGTCTGCACCAAAGGTAACCTTATCTTCATTAAACGGTCCCACAGGGAAAACTTCAGATTTAATTATAGGAGAAAAAATTAAAGGGGTCTCATCTGGAGCGATTGCAGTTGTTTCTGAAAAATTATCTGATTCTCAAATTACATATGTTTTAAAAAATCAAATTTCATTTAGAGAAGGAGAGGTTGTTACATTTGAAGAATCAAAAATACAAGCAATAATTACAACATTAGAAACTCCAAGTAGAAATATTTCTGCTAACTATACATTCAATTCTGGTCAAGAGGGGACTTTTTATGATCATGGATTTATAACAAGAAAGAGTAATATAAAAGAACCAACAAAGAGATTGAAAATTTATTTTACTAGTGCATATTATGAGTCTTCTGACGATGGAGACATTACAACAAAAAATTCATATGATACTTTTGATTATAAAAATGATATTACCACAATCAATGGCAATAGAACCACTGATATAATAGACATTAGACCTAGAGTTTCAAATTATGTTGTTCTTGAGGGTTCTCGTTCTCCACTAGAATTTTTTGGTAGGAGTTTCAGTGGTTCTGGCAATTCTGCTGCTAATATTTTAGCATCGGACGAATCTATTGTTACTAACTTTTCATTCTTTGTTGGAAGAATTGATAGAATTTATTTAACAAAAGATGGCAGATTTGAAGTTCAATACGGTGTGCCGTCAGAGAAGTTAGATAAACCAATTCCAATTGATGATGCTTTAGAAATAGGTTCTATCATTTTACCCCCATATTTTTATGATGTAAGCACAGCATCTCTGTCATTTTTGAATCATAAAAGATATAGAATGTCTGATATTAGAAAACTTGAAGATAGAATTCAAAATCTTGAGTATTATACAACACTTTCTTTACTTGAAACGAATACTGCAAATCTTTTTATTGCAGACTCTAACGGATTAAATAGATTTAAATCAGGTTTCTTTGTAGATAATTTTACAACTATTTTACCACAAGAATCTGGAGTAGAAATTAAAAATAGCATTGACATTCCCAACAAAGAATTAAGACCTAGACACTTTACAAATTCAATTGATTTGCAACTGGGTCCTGTCGAAAATGTAAGCGCAACTGAGGACCTTGGATTTTTACAACCAGAGGGAACTGGCATTAGGAGATCAAGTGATATAGTTACTTTAAATTATACTGAAATTGAATGGTTAAAACAAACTTTTGCAACTAGAACCGAAAGTATCACTCCATTTCTTGTAAGTTTCTGGCAGGCAACTCTAGAATTAACACCCTCTTCAGATACTTGGGTAGACACCGCAAGAATTGAAGCAAAGATTATTAATACTGAAGGAAATTATACAGAAACAATTGCTAACGCACAGAGAACAATAGGATTAGACCCACAAACTGGATTAAGTCCTATTTTATGGAACGCATGGGAAACCGTTTGGACTGGACGAGAAATTATTGACACAACCAGAACAAGAGAAGTGAGAGGTCAGTTAGGACCCACAGCGCGGCAGGGTCCTGGTGGGCGAAGTCGAACCCGAACATTTACAGAAACCACAACAGACACCACTTTTGAAGATTCTTTCAGAGAAGTAATTGATACCGGAACATCAACTAGAACTGGATCTAGAACTGTAATTACAGAGCAGTTTGATATGCAATCAGTTGGTGACAGAGTTGTCAATAGAGAAATTATTGCATTTATGCGTTCCAGAAATGTTCAATTTGTTTCTAAAAAATTAAAACCACTTACTCAAATTTATGCTTTCTTTGATGGTGTTAATGTAACAAAATACTGTGTTCCAAAACTTCTTGAAATTTCAATGATTACTGGATCATTCCAAGTAGGAGAAACAGTTATTGGTGTAACAAGAGACACTGGTATTCAACCAGTTACTGGATTTTCTAATCCACGAATTACTTTTAGAGTTGCTCAGAGTAATCACAAAGAAGGTCCTTATAATGCTCCAACCAGTATATTCACTAATAATCCATATACATCTCAAATAGGAGCAACAGGGCTTGAAACATTCTTGGGAACACCAGGAACCGTTCAATTAGCAGGACAAGGAAACACAATTCCTGCTACTTATTCTTCAACTTCAATAATTTTGAATGTTGATACATATTCTCTTTCACTACAAGCGCAGGGAGAATTTAGCGGATATGTTGAAACTGGAATGATTTTAGTGGGACAAACTAGTGGCGCTCAGGCAACAATTTCTAATCTTAGATTAGTATCAGATCTTGGAGCGAATCTTATCGGTAGTTTCTTTATACCTAATCCAAATATAGGAACCAATCCAAGATTTGCAACTGGAACTAAAAAATTAACTTTAATTAACACACCTGATAATAATGGAAACACTGCTGACACTATTGCAGAGGAATCTTTCTCCTCTAGCGGAACATTGGAAACCGTTCAGGAAAATATTATTTCCGTTAGAAATGCACGAGTTGAAATTAAACAAGAGAGCGAAACAATTGGTGCTAGAAGAACAACTGGACCACAACTAACAGGCACTAGAGTCATATCAACATCACAAAGATCTCAAACTGTAACCGAATGGTATGATCCATTAGCACAATCATTCCAAGTTTTAGATGAAACTGGCGTATTCATTACAAGTTGTGATGTATTCTTCCAAACGAAGGATGATATGGGGATTCCTATGACATTCCAAATTCGCACAATGCAAAATGGAGT